CTAAACATCGAACTGGAAAAGATGAATAGGCATCTGGTTGAGGTTGTGGCCAAGGTCGAAATCCTCGACAAGAAAGTATCGGCTTTAATGTATGGACCGCAGCACCATTTCATAGAACACATAACCGAAGAAAGGAAGGATAATATTAAATGGAAAAACGAAAGCAATGCAGCATAATCCTCGAAGCACTGGAGGACGGTAGGCACCTAACAGCTAAGGATGCTATGCAAGTCGGCATCTTTAGGCTGGCAGCACGAATCCACGACTTGCGTAAACAAGGACACAGCATACAGAGCAATCGGCTACGCACTGCTAACGGAAGTTGTTCAGTGTATTCTCTTACGCCAGTGCCGGTCCCGTAAAAATAAATGAAGGGAGAAAGGGATAACACACCCTACAAGTAACGATAATGTCCACACAATACCATTGGCAAAAGCTTAAGGATTGCAGCCAATGTCCCTACTTCAAGCAGTTCCAACAGAGTCCAGCAACGGCACAAACCGTTTGTCCTAATTGCGGATTCTATTTTAAGGAGAGACATCAGCATGGCAAAGGGAGTAAACAAACAGATATTGATCGGCCAACTGGGTAGTGATCCAGAGTTGAAGGCACTGCCCTCTGGAGATTCCGTCCTCAATATATCACTCGCCGTAAGTGATAAGTGGAAGGACTCCAAAGGAGAAGACAAGGAAGAAACGAACTGGTTTCGCTTGTGCTTCTTCAAGAAAGCAGCAGAAACCTTTTCCAAATATGCCTACAAGGGCATGAAAGTATACATCGAAGGGTCTACCAGAAATCGGACCTTCGAAAAGGATAGTGGAGACAAGCAGTATGTCTCCGAGGTCTTGGTCCGTGAGTTCCAGTTCCTCTCCTTCAAAGAGGACAAGGGAGAATCGGCACCACAGGAAGAAAGCCAACTCGTCAGCACCAATTCGGGTGATGATGGGTTGCCTTTTTAGGAGTCATAAACCAAAAGGAATTCTTGCGAAAGGAATTCAAACCGTCAAGCAAACAGATCTCATCCTCGCGGGAGGATAATAAAGAGACTTGAATTTGCAGACTGGGGAGTCTGATGCCCCTTGCCAGATGACTCCGATGGCAAGGGGCATCATAATTTATAGGAGATATCAGTGATGCGTCAGCAGATCAAAGACAGCCAAGATGGGTTCGATGAGATTGAGGAAAACGACCGCAGAATAAGCTTGTTGGAAGACAGGATAGCCATGCAAGACAACCATATTGAGTGGCTACAGACCGTCATAGAGGCAAGGAATGGCGTTATAAAAAGATTGATAGAGAAAAGGAGAATGGGGTGAAGGTAAGCAAGGCAGTCGCATTACTAGACGTATCAATAATTTCTTTATACGATTCGCCAATAACCAGATTCTTTATTGGTAGCACCGAAGTAACGGATTCCCTCACAGAGAGTGAGAAGATTGCGTTACTCACACAAGTAGAGGATGAAGATACTCTACCACAGGAGGCATCAGCATGACAGAAACAACAGAGATTACTGGCACTGCCGACTTTGAGGTTGCGCCAGCAGTAGATCACCTTAATAGACTTCAAGTTGCCAATGGCGATATTGGCAGCAATGAGGTGTGGAATCATCGTGGATCGGTAGAAGTGAACTACGATGATTTACTTCAGATACCTACGCCAGCAGATACATCAAGCTATACTGCTATCGGTCATGCAGATATGGTCGAGACATTATACAAGCACGCAGATCGCTTGATGCAGCCTCGCGGATTCACCCTTGAGGGACAGCGATACCTGGTAGGTAACGAAGGCTCCCGAATGTTCTTCGTTCACAGCTACGCAAACGGAGACACAGGGATGCAGCTTGCCCTTGCTGGTCGCAACTCACTGGACAAAAGCATGACGGCAGCAGTGGCCGTTGGCTCTAAGGTCTTTGTCTGCGACAACCTCGCGTTCATTACAGAGGATGGCATCACGATCATGCGTAGGCATTCGGGTGATGCGCGTAACCATCTCAATGACCAGATCATACTGGGTATGGTCAAGGCTACTGAGTCGTGGGATGATATGCGGCAGCAACGGGATGATATGATGGAGATTCCCGTGGATGAAGATGAGGGGTATAGGTTGATGGGACTGGCGAAAGCAAGGACAGCTACTAATAAGGTTGCTGGCAGTCGCTTGCTTGTAACGAACAAGGAGTGGAAGTCGGTTCAAGATTATTGGCAGGAACCGCAGCATGATTACGAGGGTGGCAATCGCACCCTTTGGGCATGGTATAACTCCTTTACTTGGGAGATGAAGTCTCTCAAGCCAGAAGCGCAGCTTCCACAACACTCGTCTATACACAATATAGCAAGTGGACTCATCGCAAAAGATAATATCGAAGGTGAAGTAGATGACACCACTCGTCTTGGTCAGGTGATAGACGATCTCACCAGTCAGTAAATAGTAGGTTGCTGCTATGGGGATTGTTCCCTGTAGCAGCAACCCATATAAAAAGGATATCATCAATGACTAAAAATCTTAGCAACTTGCCACACGAAGTAGAAGTCGAATCTATTTCTCCCAAGAAAGCTGCTGAGTATTTAGATGGAACATTTGAACGAAACCGTCCCATCGTAGCTGATGCGGTTCAGATGTATGCCAATCGTATAGTTTCGGGAGACTTCCTAACTGCTACGCCCATTGTGTTTGCTCACGTAGCAGAAACGGACAGATTCGTATTGGTCGATGGTCAGCATAGACTTTCTGCGGTGATCTCAAGCAAGAAGAGTATGAAGTTCACAGTTCAAACATACTACTTGCAAAAAGAAGAACAGCTTGCAGAGTTGTATGGGACATTGGATACTGGAAGGGCCAGGAACTTAGCAGACAATGTTCGCGCACATGGATTACCTGATTTTATAGGACTTAACCAAGTTGATAGCACTATGATTGTCAGTGCCTTGAACTTTGTAGTCTTCAAGAAACCAGCATTTAATATTGCACCTCGTCATTCTGGAACTTTTCAAGAACAGATTGAAAGGTCTAAAGAATGGATAAAAGAAGCCACTTGGTATCTGGATCTGCTGAAGAAAGCACCTCATCCGATGAAACTTATTGCCAGAAGGAAGGCTATTGTTGCTGCTGCGATGATAACATTGCGCGGTTATCCAGCTAAGGCAAAGCCTTTTTGGGAAGGAGTCCTTACCCTTGATGGAACTTCATCTGTTGATACGCGATTCAAGTTACATATGAAGTTAATTGAGATAGATAGTAGAAGTAATAAAAATAATGGGCCTAGGAAGTCCTATGTATCATCATGGCATGTTGCTTCCCTTATTGCTGCTTGCTGGAATGCTTACATATCCAATCGACAACTCCAGGTCATTAAAGGACTCGCCAATATCGTATTCAAGCGATGCCGGTGGAGAGAGGAAAAGTAAAGTGAACCATTCGAAGAGCATGTATCGCTATGATGGCTATGCCCGACTCTCCTCTTCGGTTCTCAACTCAGCATTTCAAGAAATAGCTGGATTATGCTATCAAATTAACAATAGTCCAGTCAGTAAAAAGGATTGGATTAGCATATCTAATAGAATAGAAGGACTTAGGTCTGCTTTATGTGATCCTCAGAATCCCTTTGTCAACTATCTCGCAGCAATAGGACATGAGATAGATCAACCAACCATTAATAAAGTTATCAACAGTCTAATAGAAGGAGACACGATACCTAAATCGTACAAAATATATGATTAATGTAACGACAATGTATTGACATTACAACTTACAAGGCTTATATTACTATGAAGATAAAAACAGAGAATGTCATGTCACTAGTATTGTGGATTTGCTTTACCTACTTACTCATCCGAGCATTCATACCCTTCGCAATGGAGATCTTATGACAATCGACCACCTCACAGATAAAGAACCAGACGCAGGTCCAGCCATGCAGAGGACTGCCGATGGTGGAGTCGCTCCCATATCAGATGATATGCAAGCCGAGGAAACCTTGGAGTTCATTCAATATTGGGAGAAGGAACATAAGAAAATCAAAGACCATGCAGACAACCTGCGTAAGAGAGCAGACGCATACGAGCAGCAGCAACTTGCCAGGGTTGAGAATAAGCTATTTTTCCACACTGAGAGATTGAAGTCCTATGCTGCTGGACAGCTTAAGGGTCTGAAGACAAGGACATACAACCTTGCAGCAGGGAATCTTTCCTTTAGAAAAAAAGGAAGTAGCATAACAGTACTGGATAAGATACAGCTTAAAAGATGGGCCGAAGATAATAATCTGTATGATCAGCTTTCAGTACACAAAATAACTGTAAATCTAAGCAATGCAAAGATAAAGGAATACATAGAAAAAACTGGTGAAATACCAGATGGAGTTGAGCATAATCCACCCTCAGATACCTTTTCCTATACTACCTTTGAGGAAGATGAAGAGGAGGTATCTTTATCGCAGATGGGAAGATGGGCAGACCTCAGACGCGAGGAGATGGAACGTGAAATGGAAATGCTCAATAAAAAAATGAGCAATCAGAATCTACAAGAGTAGCATTAAGCAGTTGATTTATTTGACTCATTGTAGTACATTCATCACGACACAGCAACACTCTATACAAAAGGATATAGCTAATGAGTGAAGGTGCTAAGAATCGTGATGGCGAGGACAAGACACACATCATGCAGATCAGAATGCCTCGTAGACTATGGACAAACTTTCAAAGTCTATGCAAGCAATCCGATGCAACCCCGTCAGAGGTAGTTCGGGAGATGATTCGTAGTGTTGTGCGCGAGTCCCGTAATTTGGATGAAATGCTTAATGAACATGAGCAAAATATCCGATCACGTATGAAGTCTCCTTCTGAGATTGGCAGCACCGAAGCAGCAAACTTAAAGAAAGATCTTTGGGAGGAGGCACCTAACAATTAGGAAAGGAGCCGAATGACTTCTGCTCTCCAAACATATTACGCACCTAAGTCGATTGACGATGCGGTGCGTATAGCCTCTGCCCTCTCTACCTCTAAGATGTTTCCAGATATCAAGAGTCCAGAGATGGCATTTGCCAAGATGATAGCTGGTGCTGAACTTGGCTTTGGCCCCTTCGCCAGTATCAGCGGCGTTGATCTGATCAAAGGAAAGCCAGCTATCTCTGCCAAGCTAATTGCCTCGGCAGTGAAAGCCAGCACCAAGTATGACTTCAGAATTGTTGAGCATACCAATGATGTCTGTAAGATAGAGTTCTTTCAATATGAATCAGACAAGAAAGAATCTATAGGCATTAGTCAGTTCAGTATGGATGATGCTCGACAGGCCAAGATCACTGGCAAGGATAACTGGAAAAATTATCCACGTAACATGCTATTCGCCAGAGCAATAAGCAATGGTGTGCGCTGGCATTGCCCCGATGTATTCCACGGATCTTCTGTCTACACGCACGAAGAATTAGGTGCAGAGGAACCCGTTGAGGCCGATGTCATTGAGATCACTGATATTGAAAAGGATACCAGTGCAGCCGTTGATATTGCCAAGGAGGTTCTTGACGGTGAGGTGATCGAAGAGACAGGCCATGACCGATACTATAAATGGCTTGGGGTTATGAAAGACGAACGCCAGCGTATTGGAACTCCAATGTATAAGTCTATCTTGCATACCTATGGACTTGCTAAAGCCAATGAAATAGATAAGATGGACTTTAAAAAGATGAAGGAGATCTTTGAGGAAACAAAAGATACTCCAAGCTATCGCACTAATACAGGTGCCTGGTATCGAACATTGGATTGCATCGAAGGCAGGTTGATGAAACAAGCTGAGTCTAAAGAAGTTACTCCGATAGGGGCATTGCTCCAAGATTTAATCACCTCAGAGCAACCCATTGAAGAGACAGACCAGCTTAAGAAGATAGAAAACGAAGATGTCCGAGAAAATATAGTGGACACCTTAAGTTCAGAGTATTACGATTAACGCATCGGAGGGATGACACCGAGTGATTGGAGTGGATTGATTGCTCCTTTCACTCTCTCTCCCTTGTTGGGATCGTACTTCTTCAAGCCTGTGAACCATAACCAATCGTATTTCTTTCCCTTGAGTAAGTCCTCTACATCAATCTCATCTCCGTATAATCTCCGCACCGTAGCAGGAACGGCAAACGCATTAACAGCTTGAATAGCTTTGTCCATAGCCTGTTCAGTTCCCCCATCAATCAAGGCTGTTAATCCCCCTGCTATCTTAGTCATTGTATCCCCGAATGGACCCATAGCATTCTTAGCTACTGACCCAGGAAATCCATAGCGTCCACTATCCCCTGCTATATCCATTGGTATATCAGCCATCGGCGGCATTGTTCTTTCGCCAAAGTTGGTATCTGGCAGCATGTATGAACCTCCACCAATCAATGCCATGTATGCCAGTACATGTTTGAATAGCGGCTCTATGTTATCCCAAGATGGTTTGCCATCTGGTCCCTTGGTAAGTGCTTGAGCAACCAAATCGAAAGTGAAATCAGTTTGGTGCATGGGGTAAGACTTAAACATAAGAAAGAGTCGAGCCACTGGACTGCGTAGGATGGGAGATGTTCCGGCCCTATTGAACGGAAACTGCGTCCTTTCCACCAACTCCCTTGCTTTGTTCATCGCAGTAAGATGGCTGGCCCCCTCTTCTACGTACTGCTTATAGCCTCCCAGTAATGCCGTTTGCCTATTCACTCTTTCTGAGTGGCGAGCAAAAAGCATTGACATATCTTGCACTTTGGTAAGAACTCCCTTGAACCCATCTAGAAATTCTTCTTGCCTACTCACATCCTTTGATATACCAGACTCATCTATGATGTCTTTAATAGTACGTCCGTTGAAGACCTTATCTTCTGCTGCGTTGAAAAGAGAATGCGTATAACCCCATGCTACATTCTTAGTCTTCAACATTGGTAATGTATTAGTAAGGGTCTGCGTCTGGTTGATCATACCATGCGCGATATTAAACCCCAACTTAGAAATGATCTGTGTCCTATATATAAAGTTGCTGGTGGTGGCAGTAGCGTAAGGGTTATTCAAACCCTCACGAATCATATCCATCCTCTTTGCTAGCTTGGATCGTATTGTCTTTATAGCTAGCGTTTCTTGCTTGGTTTTCTTTTGACCAGTAACCCTATCTCTAAGGCGAACTATATCATCTAACTCGCGTAGCCACTGTCGAGCCTCCCCTACTATCTCGGAATTGTGGGGATTCTCCCTTGCCCTAGTAAGAATCTCTGCATCTCTTCCACCAATAAACCCCATAAGCCTATCGACGGAAGAGTTGAAAAGGTGGCTGTCGCTAAAGACATGAGCCACCTTTTCCCTAAAGTTAGTAGGAAGACCCATCGCATAACGAGCATACTTAGCTAAGTCTTCTGCTATATCTTGATTGCCCTCAGATATAAGCTTCATAATAGCACTGTGATGATGCCTTGCTATCTTGTCATTGGTAAGCTTTGCCGATGCTCCACGGATATAGATACGCATAATCTGAGAATAGTCAGACTCAAATCCATCAAGGTTAGCATCTCTTTTACGAAGATGCCTAAACCCTCTAGATGGAGACTCTGGCGTGTCGGGTATAGAAGAGGTCCCGATATCATCAACCAAAGACTTAAGCTTTAATGCTGTATCTGGATCAAGCTGATTCATAACTGAAGCAGCGGCATACTCCCCCGACCTATCAGCAAATATATGAGGAACGTAATACCTTATGCGTTTGTTTTTACCAAGTCCAAGCCTGTCTGCAATATCATTAGTCAATCTATTGTGTGCTTGGAAAGCCTCTTTGATCTTGGGATTAGATCGGAGTAATGGATAGGATTCCAATGCAGTGGGAAATGGAACGCCACCATTTACATCTTCAACGAGATTGAAGAACTGGTACATCTTCTGCTGATTATCTACTCCCTTAACTGCGCGGGATGCTGCACCAGTTGCCTTTTGAATGACGTTAGCACCTGGGTCTACGCCCATGACCATAGCCTCAATAGCTTCTAGAGGCTGAGTGAATCCCTCTTCCAATCCTTGCTTCTCTACAGTAAACCGAACCGTATTACGAATAGCCTGTGCTGTTGCTGGATGTGCGCCGAACCCAATCCTCCTGCTTGTGGGAACCCAAAACTTACGGAGTAGGGTGTGCAGTGGACCTCTTGCTTTCCTCTGTACATCTTCGGGGATAGGCTGAAAGTATTCTGGAAGAGGTGGTTCTTCTGCCTTATAGCTACTGCCAGCGTAAACTCTTTCGATATCGTCAATATCACGACTACGATTTACAACACCAATTCTAGAGCGAATGCCCTTAAGGTCATCTATTAAGTCTTGTGCCTGTTTTATTGTGATTGATTCGGGTATAAAGGCAAGATCGGTTAACTCACCTTTGGAGTCGGCCTTACGAACCGCACTTAGAAGCGATGCTAACTCTTGCCTCATGTGATCTGGCGCAGCGTTTGAACCACCTGATTGAAAAGGGAACTCGGGACCAGACACACTTTCAACAGCGGGCCTGCCAGCAACTCTAATATCCCATCCCCTACTAACCGTTACCCATCTTTCCTTACCTGTTTTATCATTATGAATTAATACCCCATCTTCAGCAGTATCAACAATGTGTCCTTCAATTGTCATCTTACCACTAGGTGATGTAACCGAAGCATTAAGGCCATGATCTGACATTGAAAAAGAAGTAGCTGGTCGTAGCTTTACATCTACTAAGGAAAGCTTCTTGTCTACATTATTAGAAAAAGCATTCTCTGTTGGCAACTGATCTCTGACAAGAGGAACATCTCCCATGTCTTGGTACATCTTTAAAGCTTGTCCATTGATCCAATCTTCATAGCTTTCATTTGAAGTAAACTTAAGATCCATGTCAGCAGTATCAACACCAGCTTGCTCTGCTGCCTCTTTTAATTTCTCATAAGCTTTGGAGTCTTTTACATACCATTCTTTCCATTTATCAAGAGGAAATTTCTTATGACTTACCTCATGTAATAGAATGAATTTCCTAAACTCATCTATACTATCAAACTTAGGCAGACCCTTGATACCTTTTCGATATAGGCCATACCTTTCTGAATCATTCCACAATGACTTTAGATTATCTAAGTCCATCTGAATAACAGACCCAAGTCTATCATCGGCATCAAGCCTAGCAACAACACCGTCATCCAGCTTGGCTTTGTTATTGTAGTAGATCCTGCCCAGTTGCTTGGTCCCATCAGACTCGCTAAGGTTGAGAGGTATTAGATCAGACTTCTTAATAGTGACTCCACCTGGACCTTTGTATTGCCAATCTGTTTTGTAGTTAAGAATATTATCATCGGGTAAGACTGGGTTATAGCCACCAGAAGCCTCGGCATGACGCTTAACTGTCTCCCCATTCATTGAGGTGATTTCTCTTGCTTGCTCCTTCTTAGTAAGAGATGGGGTAATCATCTCTTCTGGAGGTGGTGCAGAAGCATGGAACTCATCCATATCAGCCAATGACTCTTGCTGTCTGTAAGGCTCTATGGGAGACTCGACTTCTCCATCTGTGTTCTTACGTAGGTTGATCTGATTCTCGGACTCTGCCTTAACCTCTTCCCTAAGCGCATTACCCTCGGCAGCTAATGCCTCTGAGTTGCCTTGCGTCTTACGTTTAAGCATCCAACCCATGACCTTGCGAACCAGAACCTCTGATCCTATACCCAACGCCATCCACTCAGCAAAGGAATTATCCAACTCGCCTAAGTCATTGGCCCGATAGGTTTGAGCAAGCGAACCAACAACAGCCTCGGGCATTGCATTAACGCTGATCTCTGTTGCCTTCTGCATTCCTTTCGCCAATTTCTTCTTCGGGTCAAGACCACGACCCACTAAAGCATCTAAAACCTTCTTACCTGCTGGAATACCAATCCTTGTTCCACTCTTCCATAAAGCACCGCCAGAAACAACACCACCCAACAAGCGACCCAGTTCACGGGATGGCTGAACCTCGCCCAAGAGGGGAGCATCGACAGATCCTGCATCTTCGCCAATCTCCCCAAGATCCATAAGGCCATAGGTAAGACCTTCGGGTATACCTGCCATGAATGCGGCTGCATTATCCTGTAAGGTATTGGTTGGATCTTCGAATGAGGACATATCATAGCCACGTTCCTTGCCCTCTTCGATGATTACATCTTTAGCAAAAGGCATCTCATCTATTTCAGCAGCAATCTTTATCTTGAGTTCGTCAGGTAGTGGCCTAGCCATTAGTTATTTCCTTCTCCTTTGGATATTATATCCAAAAATTCATTCATTGGAATATCTACACGCTTGCCAGTACGTCCACTACCTTCCCATCTAGTAGTCCGATTTTCAATTAAAGATTCAAGTTCTCTTAATCGGTCAGCTTCTTTTCCGGCCTCTTGAGTTCTACTGCGGCCCCCAGTGGGAGCATTTTTTAGAACATTCTTTATTTCCAAATACTCGGCTGTTTCCTCTTTGGTTAGTCCATGCTTTTCTCCTCCTATCCAAGTAATAGGATCAACATCTTCTGCATTTGAATTAATATATGGCTCTTGGGTTGGAGATGTGCTGCCTCCATCATTTGGTTCATGTTCATCATACATACTGGTGCCACTGCCTCTATCTTTTCTGGCACTCTCTACCATAGTTACCATAAATGCTTTTATTGCACCATCCAACATCTTCTCAATATTATCCGATGAGTTGCCTAACTTATCCATTAACTCATCATCAGATGTAAGTTGAGACAATGTAAGGACTAACTGTAAAGCATCTCTGGTTTTCTGTGGTGCATTTACGGGCAATGTGTGGAAGGTAGTTTTGGGTCGGCCGTCTTCACCTGTTTCATTAAAATCAACCGTGATCATACTACCATTCTTAGTAAGGATACGATAGCCACTATTCGTTGCCTGAGTCTTAGCAATATCTAATCCTTGCTGCTTAAAATCGTCTTCTACCTTGTTTCTTTGGTTTCGATACCATCTCTCTTTATTCTTATCGCTTCTTTCTCTATTCCACTGGTATCGTTCCCAAGAATGGCTACGGTCATTTTGGAATTTCTCCCATCTATCACGTTCTCGGCTTTGGTCTAATCGTTCTTGTTCTAATCTTGATTGCTCATCTCGCCAATCTTTGAGATCACCTACCTCTTGCTTCCGAAGAGCAAGCATTTGACCCTGTGGACTTTCGGGATCAAAGGAATACTGAGAAGGACTGAACTCGTAAGGCGTAGAACCAAACGAACCTTTGAGGCCACTCTTGAGAGAGTCAAGTAACCCTGCGCCACCTTGTGTCAAAGTGGGATCAGCTTCGTTTGGCCGATAGCCAGCCATCATCATCATGCGGTTCATCTCATTCTGAGCATCTGTGTTCTTCTGCTTCTGTTCCGCAGATTGCTGTGCGGCCTGTCCTAAGACATTAAAGATTCCACCGATCATTATGATTTCTGTCCTATTTGATTTATAAGATTATTGAACATGGTGCCACCTTGACTAAAGAGAGCATTAGCAATATCACCAGAGGACTGTGAGGCCGCTCCCAATCCAGTAGTTGCCGCTGCCATGTTAGGCTGAACAGCATTGCCTAAGCCACCTAACGCATAACGAAGACCTTCATCGCGCCACTGCTGCGGCTGATAATAGGAACTCTGTAGTGCATTTATATAGTTGAGATAGTCTTGATTAGCTTGACGCTGTAAGCTGTCCTGCATACCCATCTCCTGCATGACCCTACCTTGCTCACCAAGCAACGCACTGGATAGATCCTGCAACCTACCTCTTGCCATCGACTCATCAAGGCCAGCCGCTTGCATCTGGAACTGACTCTGCACTGCTGTCTTGTCTCTGGCCCTACCTTCTTCTACCTCGCGGATAGCTGCGCGGTAAGCTGGCGAACCCAGGTCGTCCGTGACCGCAAACTGGTTCTTAACCCGCTCAATAGCATCGTCATAGTTCTTATCTATAGCAGATTCCTGGCCTTCAAGAATAGCATTCTGGCGCGTGTCATACGGATTCGCACCGCCAACTCGACTCAATACATTCTCAATGAGAGGAACACGCATGGCCCCAGTGTAGTCCATGATCTCAGGCATATCAAGAACTGGAGCATCGACACCTTGGTAGTCCACCAAGTTATCGTCAACCCTATCGGGAGAACCAGACCAATCTACTTGATCTGTAGTCCAATCCCTTGCCTTTAGATCAGTACCCTTGAATGCAGAGTTGATATCTGCTAAGATCTTATCAAGGGTTCCACTCTCATACAGGTCCGTCATATCCTGCTGATTGGGTATCAACCCTTCAATATCGCCAAGGGTAGGTATCAGATCCTTGATACCTTCGATCTGCTGCAAGATAGCCAAGTTGGTAGAGTTTAATCCTGCTTGCCCTGCGGTAAGAGGATCAACAAGTTGACCTAGGCGGGTATCGAATTGATCCATACCGGCACCAAACCTATCCTCAAGACCTGTCATGCCAGAAGAAAGAGTATCACCAAAGCCACGTTGACCAGACAATAAAGACTCAAGACCGGCTGCATAATCAGTTCCCAAGCCGGACATCTGATCGCTTAATCCCGATTGGCCTCTAAATACATTGCCAAAACGAGTGCCAAGACGATCCTCAAAGTCGGAAAGTTCACTTCCTAAACCACTAAAGCCACTACCAATATCAGTCCCAAGAGTAGAAAGGTCAGTGCCAAGTCTACCCAATGCACCTATATCACCAAACTGATCGCCAAATAATAATCCTTCAAGACCACCAAACCTATCGGCAAAATTAGTTCCCAATGCTGACATCTGATTACCCAATCCACCCATCTGATTACCTAAGACATTGAATGATCCAATGTTATCCGTGCCAGGTACACCGTAGAGATCTTCCCGTAAACCAGCCAGCCTAGCATTAAGGCCCGATCCTATATCAGACATCTGAGATCCTAGGCCCGACATCTGATTGCCCATAGTAGAAAAGGCACCAATATTAGGTGATCCAGGTACACCAAATAAAAGTTCCTGCAAGTTGGAAAATCTATTGCCTATGCCACTTTCAAGACCACCAAAGCCAGAACTGATCTGGTTTCCCATATTGGCAAAGGCACCAATATCATCAGTGCCACGAACGCCAAACAATAGATCTTCTAATCCAGAGAATCTATTACCCATGCCACCGAAACCAGAAGTCATCTGATTGCCAAGATTGGCGAAGGCTCCAATATTATCAGTACCAGGTGCGCCGAAAAGATCCTCTCGTATTCCGCTTACATTACCACCAAGACCCGAGATAAGGGATTGGATAGCTTGCTGATTTGTCAGAGCATCAGCCATTCCCTTGCCCATGCCGCCACGCCATGCTGCGGCTACTCCCTCATTTGCAGCTATTTTATCTGCTAGACTACTTACTCCAGACTGAACGCCACCAAGGTTGGATTGGATATCCCCAATACCACCCCACATATCATTAAGTCCACCACCTTGACCCCCTTGACCGCCCCATAGATCTGCTACTCTATTACCTACTCCAGATATTGCATTGCTGACCCCACCAAATTGATCTGATATACCCTGCTGGCCGCTAAGTATATCGGCCATTGTCATGAGGTTTCTGTTTACCCCACTTTGCACATCCCATATCCCTTGCTTGTTTGCGGCAAGAGCATCAGCAAGATTGGATTGTCCACCAACTAAACCACCGAAACTATCACTCATGGTATTGAGTCCAGTGGCAAGCTGACTAGCTAATCCTGTAACATCTCGACCTACGGTACCGAGATTGGTATCGACAGTATCAAACCCAGTAGCCATCTGACTACCTAAACCCGAAATATCTCGACTCAGGTTGCCAACATCAGTCCCAATAGTATTGATGTTTCCAGGCATACCAGCATACGGACTAAATGCCTGAGATAAAGCATAGTTTAATTCTGGTTGAGTGAGTCCACCTTGGACAGTTACGTTAGGAGAAGCAACAGTAGGGGGAGGGGCATCGGTTTGTCCAGAAACAGTAATATTTGGAGAGAATATATTGGGATTATTAGTAAAGAAATCACTAAGAATTTGATTAAAATCTATCGGACTTGGAGTAGCTGGTGGAGTCCCGGCACTTGTACCCCACGGTTGACCTTGCCATGTATAACCACCGCTGCCATCGCCACCCTGCTGACCAGTATAGGGACCAACGCCACCTCCACCCCCACCAGACCAAGTTCCAAAATCCATTTCCCAAGGCATTCTCCCTGCTCCACTAGGAGAAGCTAGTGAAACTGGATTAGAAAATATAGGGACATTGCCATCGCCTGATCCATAGCCACCCCACAATGAATTAATACCTCGTAGCCACGAAGTATCTCCAAGTGCGGTGTTTCCCTCTATATTGGGAGCAGAACCCCACCAATCATTCCAAGCAGACTGGTCAAAGTTATGCAATCCAGTAAAGCCACCAGAGACAGTTGCTTCTCTCTCCGTAGATTTATGCTTAAAATCATCCTCTCCTGGAATTCCAGCACCTCCACCAGAACTGCCATACCAATTACCATAATTAGAAGGAAGTCCGTAATAATCCGGAAGGATACTATCGGGATGAATATATGAATCGGGAAGATTCTCTACTGTATTAGTTGGAGAATTAGTAAGCTTTGTATTCCAATCGTAATATCCATCTTCTGGCTTCATTATATTTACCCTGCCGTGTTAGTTGGGGCCATTGGATTTGCAACAAAGGGGCCACGACGAGAAGCATTAGCCATCTGTAAAGCGGAACCAACATCAGCACCTCCCAAATTAACATTAGCGGGACGGAATGAACTGACTCCCGGTTGACCCGGCGTTGCCACTCTATTGACTCGCTCATAGGGATTAGAAAACTGCATACCCTGTGGCATAAAACGAGGCATGGCTGTGTTCTGCCTCTTGGTTAATGCTTGAAGAAGCTGATTGCGGAATGGGTTCTCTGTCTCAAATCGCTTCTCCTGCATAGCAAGCTGCGCTTGAGCAATATCAGCCATCATCTTATTGTACTGGGCTTGCTTGCCTTGTGCCTTATTGCCAGTGAATGCAGACCATAGGGAAGCTACGGCGGGTATACCATATTTGGCTACATTTTCCCACATTATTCGACCTCCATTTCTAATTCTTCCTTCTCTTCATACTGCGCCTTGATAACATTCCTACGTTCATGATCTTTCTTAAGTGCATTACTGCTATCCCATACCGCTTTCTTAAGAGCCAAAAGAGATTTGATCTGTTCCTCTTTCAAAGCCTCAATAGCTTGGTTGGGAGTGACCGCATTCTCTTCTTGCTCAACAGCACCAACAGTAAGGAAATCATCCAATGACTCCTGCTGTGCTACATGTTGAGTGCATTTCTTCCATTGGCCCAATCCTGTCTGAAGACGGAGGATTAGCTTTTCTACTTTCTCTATTGTCTGAAGATCAAGCTGGTGCATACGTTCATCTAAGGTGTATACGTCTTTCATACTTTCCTCAATGTTTGTCGGTTGCGAATATAATTCGTCCGATCCTCTTCAGGATTTATGCCAATATCACATAAGACAAAAGACTCGCCCGATGTCGATGCTTTGACTACGCGAATGATCAACCAACCCATTAGGTTGGTATCCGTACTATTTAACTGTACGGTATACCAACCATTCCCAATCTCTGCCCAGGTTCCATCACTTGCACTGGCCCATGATCCACCATTCTTAGAAAGCTGTATAGTGGGTGAGGATACACCCGTTTCTACAGTAGCTAAATCTGTCTCATCTACTAAGAGGATTGGGACCTTTTGTTCCGATACCCCATGAGACAATCGAATGGGTCCATGATGAAAGCCAGACTTTGCCACTATTCTTCCTCTTTATCCTCTCCTTCGATACTTTCTATCTGAGCCTGCAACTGCGCTATTGCGCCATTCATAACAGTATGCTGCTCTTTTAACTGATTCAGACGATCGGCTGTTGCATTATGCTCATTGGCGATCTTCGTGTTTTGTTCAATCTTTCCTTGAAGGTCTGCCTTTAAATCATCAAGAGTGAGGCCGCTCATGGTATGATCCTTTCTATGTGTGTTTGGCAAGGAATTGCCGTGCTGCATTTATGATGGACGTAAGACCTGCTACTACATAAGGAACAGCTTCGGGAGTAGTGAATGATTCTGGCATATAGCCAATATCACTAATCACGGAATAGGCAACTGCCCCAACGCCACCAATAGCCACACCCTTAGTTGTCTTTGCTGCTTCTTTTTTACCAAAACCAATACTAACACTGTCTTTTATTTTATTTAACATTGTATTTAATTCCTTTATTTACTGTTGGGGTGCATCGCCTTATAAGCCCATGCAAACATCGAAGTCATCATAAAAGTTAGAGTGCTAACCATTGCTTCGTGCTGCCAGAACTCTTGAAACTTTGCTCCACCGATCCAAGTGTTACCTGCCTTACACAATTCGTAAAACAGTGCTACTGTTACCGCTGCTCCACCCGACCAGTAACCAGCCTTACTTGCTTCCTCTTTTGCTTTTTGTTTCTTGGTGATTGTAACCAAGTCTTTACGTGCCTTCTTTACTTCTCGTACAGCTTCCTTTT